ATCCCACAAATCCCCGCGATTCCCACTTCCAATTTGTGCCATTTCCACCAAAATCCGCCCAGCATTTCTCACCCCTATGTGAATCTGTGCGCTCCGTGGCGCATGATTTCCCACAAAATGCACCACGAAATGCACCACGAAAACCACAGCAAAAAGAGGACCCTCCCGGGTCCTCTTTTTGCTTTCAATGATTTACCTTGCTTCCTGCAGGGTCATCCGCACTTCGGCCACTTTTTCGATGTTCCGCTCGTGGAGATACTCGTACATCTCCATCATTCCGGCCGGGACTTCGGCGCCTTCGTTCCTCGCCCGGTCGATCAGCGTCACCACCGCATCGTGCAGCCGGCTCATGTGCTTCAGCTCCTGCTCGGAAAGCTCCGCCCACATGCGCGAGAGCTCCGGATCGCTGTCCTTGTGCGACGCCGCGCATCTGGCGTACTTCATCGCATCCTCGATCTCTTCTTCGATCTGACCGGCCAGCTTCTTGATCATCCGCATGATGTCACCTCACGCGATCCGCTGCGCCAGCACGTTGACGTGCCAGACCGCCTCCACGCCCGTGCTCACAAACTGGATGCCGTCCGGCGAGGATCCGGGCGCGGGCGTCGCGTCGTCCTCCACCTGGATGTAGGTCGAGAACCCCATCGCCGCGCTGCCGCTCGCAGTGACGGACGCCTCGGTGATCGCGGACGGATCCTCCACTCCGTTCTTCACGAGCTGGATCCCCGCGACCCCCGCCGTTGTCACGCTCGCCACCGCGTCCACCTGGATCAGATAAACGCCCCGACGGTTTAGGTTGATCACGTTCCCCGACGGAGTCGCCACCGGCCCCTTGAGGACCTTGACGTTCTCAAGAGGGAAGAAGCCGCCCTCCGCCACGGTCACGCTGTCGCTGTAGATTTCAAGCATTTCGCTCTCCTCCTTTTTGAAATGCGGCGGGGAGATCGCTCTCCCCGCCTTGGCCCTTATACGCCCACCGGAGCGGGAACCGGTCCCGGATTGAAGCCGGGCCAGTAGGGGTAGATGTACCCGGGATAGTTCGCCGTCAGGCGCGGGATCCCGCCGACCGCCTTCTCAAGCTCCAGCTTGTTCACGCGGTCCTGCAGCGCCTCGATCTTGTTCTGGTCCATCTTCGCCGTGAGCCTCTGCTCCAGCCCGGCCAGCCCGAGCGCCGCGTCGAACTTGTTCTGCGCGATCTGCGCGCCGGTCTCCGCGGTCTTCTCGAGGATCATCTGCTTGATCTCGCAGCAGCATTCCCGGTCAGACGCCGCGTTCTGGGTGACAGCCAGATTGACTGCGCTGATGTCGCGCGCCAGCTCGCCGTATTTGTCCTGAAGCACGTTCAGCGTGTCGTGGAAGCTCTGGTTCGTCGCCGCCACGCCCTGCGCGGTCCCGGCGGTCACCGCGTTCATGATGTCCCGGTTCCCGTCGAGCAGGTTCGAGTACTCGAAGGACCCCTGTACCTGGTCCCTGGTCGCGGGCTGATTGTTCCCGCCGCCGAGGATGTTGCCGTTGAGCAGCGCGAGCAGCACGATGATGCCGAAGATCCAGATCATCCCGGAGCCGAAGCCGCCCATCATTTCATCGCTTGCCATTGTCGTTCTCCTTTGTGATGTATTATATCCTCCGGCCGTACGCTCCGGCTGATATTCATTTGATTCCCGCGCCCTTCAGCGCGCCGAGGACTTCGTCCGGGTCGATCCCGTTTTGCTCTGCCAGCGCGCGGAACGCCGCTTCCGCGTTCCCGCCGTTCTGCTGAACCATATCGAGCGCCTGCTTCACGGAAGGATTGTTCGCTGCCATCAGCTTCAGCATCGCGGAAGGATCCTTGCCCTTCATGCCGGCCATCATCGCCGTCACCATCTTCACCGCCTGCGCGATCCCCTTCGGATTATTCGCCGCCGTCCCGGCCAGCTTCTGCAAGATCGGGTTTGCCGCCATTCGTGATCACCTCCAAGAGATTTTCGATTTTCTTCAGCCTGCCGTCCAGCTCCGCGTAAAGGTCCCGCGCCTCGCTCTCCGGCGTCTTCTCCACATGCGGACTCAGATCGTACCCGTCGAGCGTCGCGTATCCCGCCCCGTCCGTCACCTTCAGCCATACCACCGGCTGCGTGGAGTCCAGGAGCAGGACCTTGCTGTTCGGGCCCATCGCGTAAGCCTCCGCACCGGCCTTCCCGTTCACGGACGTGATGTCCTGCGGCTTCGCCGTCTTCGGTACATATACGGGCCGCCCCGTGTAGGGATCGTACTGGATCTCGTAATCCGGCTGCGCCATTTTGCTTCCCCCTTTCGACAAAATATCATGTTGTTCGCTATTGAACTATTGCAGTACATATTATATCCCTTCCGCCCGCCCTGCTACTGAAGTGTTTTAGTATTTCTATTACAATATCTGACAATAATCGACAGCATAATAAAAAGGCCCCGGCATTCCTGCCGGAGCCCTTTTCCTGTGTTCACATGACCTCTCTCGCACGATACAGCATCACGCACATCTCCTCCCGCGTCAGCGGCTCTCCGAGCGCATAGTCCCCGTTTCCGCGTCCCCGGAGGATCCCCCGTGAAATGCACCACTCCACCGCGTCCCGGCTCCAGTCGTGGCATTCCGCCTCCCAGGGCTCCTCCTCCGGCTCCGGCTTGTAGATGTACCCGGCCCGGTTCGGGATCCCGAGGATCGCGCACGGATCGCGCTGCTGGTTCCCCCAGTCCCGCACCTCGAAATGCAGGTGGATCCCCGTGCTCCGCCCGGTCGTGCCCTCGATGCCGATCAGTCCCCCGGCCTCGATCCGCCGCCCGGCCTCGATCGCCCGCAGCTCCAGATGGCAGTAGTAGTAGACGTTCCCGTCGTCGCCGCCGACCGATACGTAGTTCCCCCACTCCCAGGTGCGGTCCCCGTCCCCGAGGTTCTCCGCCATTCGGGAGCGTAGGACGGTCCCTCCGATGACCGCCCTCACTCTCCTGTCCTCCGCGTACAGGTCCACGCCGCCGTGCCATACGCCGACGTCCCCCGTGATCGGATCCACCCGGTACCCGTACGGGGATTCCACAAGAAACTCCCCGTCAAAAGGCATCCTCATTCTTCTTCTCCTTTCTCTTTGCCCGCTTCATCTTTCATCTTGTGATACTGATTCGAGACTTTTTCTCCGATATTTGCGTCGTACGGATTGCTTGCCGGCTTCCAGTCCGGCCTGTATGCCGACCAGATCGCTGCCTTTTCTTTGTTCGTCAGCTTCCTCGTTTCGGTCGATCCGCCGAGCAGCCCCTGGGCCGCGCCCTCTCCGGAGGACAGCGGGATCCGCACGTTGTCAAGCGCTTCCTTCGCTTCTGCCTGCGTGACATTGTTCGACCCGGTGTTGTATTCCGAAAGCGTGTTGTAAAAATATGCCCACGCGTCCGCGGAAACTCCGTTGTCATACGCCGTCCGGAATTTCGTCCCTTCCGTCGAATTCCCGCTGTTCATGATCGTCTCCATCGCGATCGCCTTTCCTTCATCTGACAGCCCGGATTCCGCCACGGACATTCGCTTTTCCTGGTCCTTTTTTCCTGACAAGCTGGAGATGAAACCCCATGCCGCTCGCTGGTTCTCTCCGTATTCGTCTGTCAGCGTCCGGTAAAGCGCTGTGTTCTTTGCCGTCTGGTTTCCGAAGCCTCCCTCGACCCACTCGCGTCCGCCTTCTGTTCCCGTCGGCCCGAACGCGACGGACTGTGCCAGCGTTTTGGAAGTTCCGAACAGCGCTTCGCTCACCTGCGGCGCGTACTCTTCAAGTCCGAACAGACTCAGCACTCTCTCCGTGTTTTCTCTGTCCCTGTCGCTTGCCTCCGTATAATACGGATACTGCAGCTGATCCTTTCCCTCCTTGTTTTTGATCGTGCGGCCGCCGTTGTAAAGGTTTGTTCCGGTCTGCACAAGTTTCTTTATCAAACCTCCTCCAAAAGGAGGCGCAAGATACGTGAGCGCGCTTCCTCCGATCTCTCTCCAGATCGTTTCGGCTTTCTTTTCCGGCGCCCAGTCCGAATCGAAAGTTGCCTGATTCAGCTTCTCCAGCTTCGGAATCGCCGAACCTGCCGGGATCCGTCCGCCTCCAAAGATGGCGCCGCCGACAAACGGAAGTTCTTCTCCGATGTTTTTGACGATATTTTCCGTCACCTTGTAAGGGTTCGGCTTGTCTTCTTCGTCTTCCCATACAGTTTCAACCGCTCCGTCGGTCAGCATGTCAAAAAGGTTGTTCAGCTTTTTCCCGGAAAAGTCTCCGACCGCGTCGTTCAAAACATCCACCGGATCCAGCGCGGACCTCCGTCCGACCATCTTCTCGTACAGATCGTTGAAGAAGTACGCCCCGAGGAAGTACCGAAGCAGTGTCCACGCCACCGCGGCCACGGCCTGCTTTTTGTCCTTGTCCGTCCGGTACGCTCCCTTCGAGATGTCCTTGAACAGCACCGAGAACTCGTTGTTGACCTCGACCTGGAACTGCGTGAACAGCTTCGTCAGAGGATTGCGCGAGCCGAAGATCGTCGGCAGCGCCCCCTTCGAGCGGTCCGCCATGACGCCCGCCGCGAACTCGTCCGCCGCCTGCATCGCCGACTGCTCGTCAAGCCCTTGCTTCAGGTATTTGTTGTACGCCGCCCGTACGATAGCCTCGGACGTGAAGTTGTCGATCACGTTCATCGGCTTCGACAGGAAGTCCGCGATGTTGTCCGTCCATCCTCTGATCAGCGGGTCAACCCCGCGCCGGTTCGTCAGAAAGTCCGACCGGTCCACGAATCCGTCGCTTTTTGCCCGCCCGGTCATCGTGTCGAACATGCCGCGCAGCATATAGAAGTCCCCCGGCTTCTGGTCAAGGATGGCCGCCGCCTGGTTCAGCGGTATGAAGTTGGTCAATGCCGAACCGAAGTTTCCGACGATCATGTTCGCGGCGACCCGTCCTTCAAGCCCTTTCAGCCGGTTGTACCACTTTCTCCCGATCTTGTTTTCGAACTCTCTGTCGGCAAGCGGCGTCTTGTTCGCGAGCTGGTTGGTGTATTCGTCCAACCATGCCACGAAATTGCTCAGCTTGTACCTTCCCTTTTCGTTCAGATCACTGATCGCCGCCAGCTTAGCGTTCTCCGAGAGGTTTTCGTCCGCTTCGATTTCGTTGATCTGCTTCTTGATCCCCTCGTTCCCGAACTTGTACCGGATCTGCGTCCCCAGCGTCCGGAGGTTCCGGATGGCCGGCGTATAGTGGATCACATCGGAAACACCCTTCAGATACCCGTCGAAGCCCTGCAGCGCGTCGTAGTCCGTCGCGAAGCCCGTGCGCTCCAGCGCGTGCGAGAACCACGGTTTCCCGGGCTTGAACAAACGCGTCAGCCCGTTGATGGACGTCGGCAGCCCGTTCGCCTGGATGTCAATTCCGAGCATGTGCGCGAACGTCGCGAGGATGCCGTCGTTTCCGCCCATGAAGTGCGGGAAATACCCTCTCCGAACATTTACCGGCATGTACCCGTTCTCAACCAGTACCTCGTTCATCCGTGTGATCAGTTCGTTGTAAATCTTCTGGAATTCTTCGATCCCCTTTCTGATCTTTCCGTAATCCAGATTTGGGTTTTCGTTTCTGAACGCTTCGATCGCCGCTTTCCATTCCTCAAGCGTCTTGCCGTCGCGCACTGCGTTGTACCCGCGGGCAAGCTCCAGCACCCGAATATTGTCCTCCGCCTCGCCGAGGAACTGCACCGCAGCTGACTCTGACATCGTGTTTTCGTACTTTACTTTTCGCGACAGCCCGAGGTCATTGACGCGCTTGTTGTATTCCTTCTGAAATTTTGTCGCCGCGGCGCCCGCTTTGCTGATCGGCCGGATGTACTTGTCAATCATCGCCTCCGCGTCGCTCCCAAAAACGTCCCGGAAGTTCCGCATCGGCGTTTCTCTGTCATAGGCAAATCCGATTTCCTTGTCCTTCGCCGCCGCCGCGTTCGCGAGCAGCTTGTCCGCTTCGTCCCGCCGCTCCTTCGAGAGCCGCTTCGTGTACATCTCCCACGGCGCCGCGGCGTCGAGCATTTCCTTCTCCGCCTGCGCCATGTTCGTGATCGCGTCCATGCCCATCGCGTTCTGAGCGAAGGCCTCCCCTTCGGAGATCTGCCCGGTCGCGATTTTGTGCGCCAGCTCGAGGTCCTCCTCCGACATGATCGTCCTCGCCTTCAGGCTGGCGAACCGCTTCCGCGCGTCCTTCACCTTGTTCGCGAGCTCGATCAGGCCGCCGGCGTCCTCCGGGATCCGCGCCGCGATCTCCGCCTTCCGCGCTTCGCGCTGCTCCTGCCGCTGCCGGCTCTCGCGCACCGCGCCGGCGACGTACTCGATTTTGCCCTTCGCCTGCCGGATCGCGTCCCTCACGGCGCCCCGCGCGGCCGCCTGCCCGACGATGTCGATCCCCGTGGTTTCGAGGATCGCGTCTTCGTCCGCCGCCTCGCCTCTCAGCATCGCCTCGATAACCGGCCGCGCCACGTCCTGACGGAACTGCCTGAACTCCGCCGACTGCGGGTTCACGTTCCGCTGGATCGCCTGCAGCACGTCGCTCGCAAACTGCCGCTCGATCTGCATCGCCTTGCCCTTCGCCTTCTGCGTCATCCCCTCCTCGTCCCCGGCCTCGCTCATCGACCACCGGATGTCCGCCTTCGTGTCGTTGAACCTCTCCGACAGCGGGATCACGTTCCCCTCGTCATCGTATGTCACCGGATCTGCAGACTTCACGAGCCTGTTGTCCCACAGCACCGTCTCGTTGGTCTGTCGGAGCCCGTCGTACCCGAAGACCTCGCGGAATCTCTGCAGGTAATCTTCCGGAGCTGCGTCGGTATTCCTTTCAAGCGATCTCTCAAGAGAAAGCATGATGCTCATATCGTCGGAATTTGTGATCCAGCTACCCAGCTTCTCCAGCGCGTCATCACCTGCGGTCAGCCCGTACTCCTGCCGGATCTGCAGCACCTGCTCCGGCGTGATACGATGATCGTCGCGGGTGGCGATCCGGTCGGTCATGATGTAGTAGGGATTGACGTCTCCGTATCCCTCTGCCTTGCTTCTCATGGGCGAGAAGTAGAAGCCGTATCCGTAAGTCCCGTTCTGCGATTTGTTGATATCGAAAACGGTGAACTTCGCCGTGGTCCCGTGATAGTAAGGTTTCCTCCTTCCGTTCGGCAGGGTCATGGCGCCCGCAGCTCTCGCTGCTTCGTCCACCATCCGCTGCGCGGTTTCGGTGTCACCGGCCTCCACCGCCTCCATGTAGTCAGCATCTTCCGCCGCCGAGATCGAAAACCGCTTTTCTCCCTCTCCATGCACCTCCTCATAATGCCTGACGTACTTGTCAATGAACTCCTCCGACGCGGACGGCAGCTCGTTCGCCCCGCCCTCGTACTCGGAGAGGATCCGCTGACACTCCTCCATGTTGAAGTCCGGCGTCACGGCCCTCTGCGGCGCGCCGTTCCCGTCGTTGTCGTACATCTTGTAGTCGATCAGCGTCTTCCAGTAACCGTCGGTGGACCCGTCCGGCTGCAGGGAGAAGGTCCCGTCCCCGTTGTCAACGAGGAATTTCCAGAACTTCGGCAGCCGGTTCTGCTCCGCGCAGAGCTTCAGATACCGCTCCGCGTTCTCGCGCCCGCTGACGTTGTAGTCCCAGTAGTCCTCCGGATAAAGGTTCCCGTCCTTGATCGCCTCGGTTTCGTATCCGCCGTTCTTCTTCCGTCCGGTGATCCGGCGCTCGTTCTGCTGGTTCGTGTAGTCCTCGAATCCCCGGAGGGTCTTCATCTTTTCGAGCTCTTCCGTGCTCCAGCCGGACTTGTGGAAGGGAATAATGTAGTCGATCCGCGGGTCCGCCATCGCCGCGAGGATGTGCGCGTCGTTCATGCCCACGAGGATCGTGCCGACGTTCTCGGAATACCGGTCTCTCACCCGCATCGCCTCGTTGAAGTCCATGCCCTCAGTGGAGGAGAACGTCAGGTTCCCGTTTTCGTCGATCCCGCCGATCAGCGAGAGGTTGATCTTGATCCCCGTGTCGCCGAACGCCCAGGCGAAGTTCGGCACCTTCGTGTAGGCCTGCGCCGGCAGCTTCTTCGCGCTCATGTCGAGGATCGCCTGCATCATGTCGATCAGGTGCGGCGTCTCGAAGTCGGAGAACGACTGCACCCTCACGCCGCCGATGCGGATGATCTTCTCGATCTTACCCTTCGTCAGCTTGTTGATATCCCCCCGGTAGTCGGTTCTCAGCTGCACCACCTTCGGGTTGTTGGTGCCTTTTTTGTTCATCGCGTCGATGAAGTCCTGATAGGTGTCCGGATGTTCCTGTCTCAGCCGCTCCAGTCCGTCCGTCGTGGTCACCTCGTCGAGCGCCGGAACGTATTCGCCCTTGTAGCTGTCCAGCCATTCCGAGGCGAATTTCCCGAGATGCCGCCGCCTGGATTCCACATAGCAGATGCCGCACGGTGTCTTGTACCCATCCTCCGCCATCATGTTCGCCAGATCGATCAGATCCTCCGGCATCATCACCCGGTTCCCCAGCGCGTGCTGGATTTTGTTGAAGGTTCCCTGATACGTCAGCCGCTTCGCGCACAGCGTGGACGCGTCCAGCGTGACCACATACTCCGCGTTCGGTTTCATGAAGACCTGGTTGTCCGCCGCGTCGTAGTCGAGACGATCCCGGTCTCCGCCGATGATCGCCGCGATCGAGTTCACGTTGTCGATGTACCGCTTCGCCTGCCTCTGCGTAAATCCCGCGTCCATCAGGTTGTTCATCACGGTCATCTTGTCCGTATCGTTCCAGGACGTGTAGGAGTACCGGATCTCCGAGCCTCCGCGCAGCGTTTCCGTCAGGACCTCTCCGTCCTCCGTCTCTGCTGCCGGCACCGCCTCCCGCCCTTCATAGTTCTGTGCTTCCTTTGGCGACAGAGAAAGTCTCTCCTCCCCCTTGACATCCACGCCCGGCTGTGATACAATGGGAGACGGAGATGTTGCAGATTCGTTTTGGACGTATAGTCTCGGGGCATTCGCATCGGACGACTGCAGGTCTCCATTTTTGCTTGTCCACGCAGAAGCGATGGTCAAGCGTTTTCTTTTTGCGTGCGGTTTGCTCAGCATTGACGTGTCAGCTTCTGTATATGACGCCCTCCTCCCCACGAGCCTCTTCACCGCCCGGGAGATCTTTCCTTCGGCCTCCTCTTCCTCCACCGTGGTCGCCTCGATCCCGCGCCCGGTGGATTCCATCTCGGCAGCCAGATCTTCGGCCGCTCCGTACTCTTCCTCGGTGATCTCGCCCTCGTCGAGAAGCGTCTGCATCCGCGCCAGATATTCCGCGGCCGTCTCGCCCGTCGCCGCATCTACCGGCTGCGCCTGCCCGACGATCTGCACCCCGGACGTGTTCTCACCCGCCGGAAGCGTTTCGCCCGCCAGAGAGGCTTCTCGCGCGTCCTGCGCAGCCCTCTCCGGATTCTCGTTCGCACGCCCAACGTACTTGTCGATCAGCCCGATCACGTTTTTAATCTTCCGAACTTCGTAGTCCGTGTAGACGCCCTTCGCATCCGCCATGTCGATCACGAACCGGTCGAGAACGTCGCGCAGCTTCTTCGCCACGGAAGCCTCCTCCCGGCAGATCTCCCGGATGGTCCGCTCGTCGGAGAGGTTCTCGCCGATCCAGTCCGCCAGGATCTCCTGATCGTAGTACTCGTCCGACTGCACCTTCCCGGTCGCCCGTTCGTAGAGCGCCTTCATCTTTTCGCGCTTCGCGATCCAGTCCTCACCCTGCTCCGCGGAGCGCGTCTTCGCCCTGTCCATCAGCGCGTCGTAAGCCTCGGTGCCTTCCAGCCCGTGGGTGAATTCGTGCCCGACCGTGAACTCCGTGCCCTTCTTCGCCTTGCTGTTGAGCCAGATCGTGTTCGTTTCGGGATCGTAGAACCCGTTCTTCACCGCGCCGTTCTTCGCGTCCTCCGTGAAGAACTCCACGTTCCGCCCCGTGCGTTTCGCGTACCGCTCCGCCTTCCGGATGGTCTTCTCGTCCACCCCCTGCCGGATGCCCGTCGCCCGGGTCAGATTCCCCTCGGCCTCCGCCTTCGCCACCGCGTCGTTGATCTCCGCCTCTTCCGCCGTCGGCGTCAAAGTCTTTACCGCCGGCTCCGTCCCGAACCTGGCTTCCCCGGAAGTCTCTGCTTCCGCGGCCTCCGCCCCGGTCGGCAGCTCGATCCCTTCCGCCGGGGTTTCGTCAGTCGAAGCCCCGGCGGCTTTCATCTTCTCCTTCAAACGGCGGGCTCTTTCCGCTGCCCGTGCCGCCTCGATGTCCGCGGACCTGTCCGCGTTCTTCTGCGCTGTTCCAACAGCCCCAATGGCTCTGTTGTAACTCCATGCGGAGAGATACGCCTCCCCGCCCATCCCGAAGCCGCTGAGAAAACCTCCGAGGAAGTCGATCCCCAGCTCTCCGGCCTTGTCGATGAATGCCGCCCGGAACGCGTCCCGTTTGCTCATCCCGTTGTCTTCGTACGCCCGAACGGCCTGTTTCCACTCGCTCTTGTCGCTGGCCAGCAGAATGTCGGTGAACAGATTACCCAGTCCGGAAGCCAGCTCCTCTGATCCTTCAAAGGCGCCCTGCTTCATGATCTTTTTGAGTCCGCTCTCCGTCCAGTCCGACTCAAAGAGGTTTTCGATGGAATACTTTTCCGTCGCGTATTCCCACGCGATGGCGAGCAGGCCCTCTCCGAGCGCCGCGTCGTCACTCAGCCCACGCGCCTTCGCATCCTTGACGGCGTCGGTCATCACGTTGCTGGCCATTCCGATCCGTCCGAGAAACTCACCGAGCTCCACAGTGCGTTCCGCCTGAGCCAGCGCGTCCGCGGATACCACATAGGGCGAGGCTTTTGCCGTGTTTATGATCTGGTTCGCCTGCCCCATATCCATCCCGCAGAGGGAGGACGCCATGTTCGCCGCGAGGAGCGCATTCCAGGAGGAGTCCAGCATGCTGAGCCCGGTCCCGGTCAAAAAGGTCACCACGTTCGAGGCGGTCTCTTTTACTTTGTCGGATGCGCCCATCCTGTCAAGCAGATCCGTAACATCTTCGGATGCCCGCTCCGTCAGGCCTTCTCTCGCAGCGCCGTGTACGGCGTTCAGACGGTTGTACGGAGCGTAGACGTCCACCGGCTTGTTGTACAGATACCGATCCGAAAGCGCGGCAAGGTTTCCGGCCCCCTTGAACCCTGCGCCGAGAACAGTGAGCCCCGCTGCTGCCAGCGGATGTTCTTTTCCAAATTCCTGCGCCTGCCCCTCCATTGCTTCCGTGGCGCTTTTTTCGAGCTCCGGCTTCAACCATTCGAGGTATGCGTCCGCGTCTTCCCGGCCTTCCGTGTTCAAGATGTAGTTGTAGGTTTTACGCTGCATGTCGGACATCTGATCGATGTAGTCGTACCAGTACCACGCCAGCACGTCGGAATCACCGGCTTTCAGATATCCGTTTACCCTGTCCGGAATATTGTATACGCGCGTCCCGTTTACGGATCCCGCGTCAAAGTCTTTGGCGCCGGACGGCGCGAAGGTGGAGTTCTTCTCGAAATCCTCCGCCGTCGGGATCATGGTATAATACCACTCCTCCGCCTTCTTTGCGTTTTCCTCCGCCTTGAACGAGTCGATGGTCAGCCCGATCGCGTTCTGATCCCAGGCGTCGATCTCCTTGTCCAGTTCCGCAATCTGCTTTTCCAGTTCCGCGGCCCGTGCTCTCTGGTCCACGTCGTCTACGATCTTCAAACTTTCCTGGATGGGAAACAGCTCGTTCAGAAGCTCCGTCCGCTGATCGAGCACGTCTCCCAGCGCTTCCTCACGGTTTTTTCTCCCCTGTCGGGAATTTCCCTTCTCCTCGATGGCCGCCTTCGCGTTCTGCAGCGTCTGCCTGGCCGCCTTCCAGTTCTCCCTCGCCTCCGTGAAGCTGGTAGGCATGGACGGCTCTTCCGTTCCGCCCTCGTTCGTCCCTGGCGTCGTCCTACCGCCGGATCTGACCCGGTCCCAGGCTGCGCCGATATCGCTGTAATCTCTGCCGCGGAGCGCCTCAGGAACAGCTTCTTCCTTCGCCCTCTCCGCCGCCATCCCCGCCGTGTAGTTCGCGACAGCAGCCGCCATCCTCGGATCAGCGCCTGACTTCCCGTTCATTTCCCTCCGGACCTCGTCCGAAGACAGGGAACCGAACGCGTTTCTGCCATTTTTCCTTTCCGCTTCGACAGGATCCTCCTTCTCCGTAAGCCGCTGAAACATGCTGCCTTTCAGCGTGTCCGGTTTTTCTTCGACCGTCTTGCTTTCGGAAGGCGCGCCCGCGGAAATTCCCGTCAGCCGCTCGTACAGACTGACGCGGTCCGGCTCCTTCTTTTCCTCTTCAGAAGCAGAAGCTCCGCTCGCCCCGCTCCAGTTCCCGACCAGTTTGTCGTATTCGTATAAATCCCACGAGGACAGGGTCCCTCTCACCCTGTCCTCTTCCTCTTTGTCCTCTTCTTCCTTTTTGCTGCGGTTCCTCTTCCACGCTTCGTATCCAGCCCAGTCAGCCATGTCTTCCTCCTTGTTCAGCGGAATTGATTTACCTGTCCACGTTCACGGGTACCGCAGGAGTCGTGTCGTCCGGGATCGGCGTCGTGACGATCCCTCTCCGTTTCGTTCCACCGGCCCCGCGGTATTTGTTCCGATCCTGGCTGAATGCCTGATCGAGCAGCTCGTCCACGATGGAGTCCATGTCTTTCTTCTTGTAGCCCTTGAGCTTCTGCAGTTCCTGCTTCATCTTTTCCCGGGTGGAGTAGGCCTCGTTTCCTGCGGCGCGCTGATCCATCATAAAGGCGATCCGGTCCTCCAGCTCCGCCCTTACCTCCGCTGTGCCCATGCCCGCGAATGTGAAGCTCTTCGCGTTTGCCGCCGCTTCGTCCGCCGTCTGCTTTCCTTCGATGCCTCCCATGTCCGGCGTCATTCCGAGCATGCTGGCGGCCTGATAGTAGGTATCCATGTCTCCGGCTTTCAGCGCCGTTTCCATGATCGCAACGAGATTGGACGCCGAAGGGCCTGCCGTCCCCGTCGTCCCGGAAGACGTATCCCTGTACAGCTTGTCGATCTGCGCCTGCTGGTACGCGCGCTCGAGCGCCCGGTCCTCTTCCGTCGGCATGTTCGCGTAAGTGCTGGCGATCTGCGCCTCCTTGGCCTGCCGCTCCAGCGCCTCCATCGCCCGCGCGGTGCTCGCGTCGATCCCGAGCGCCTCGTAGCCGGAGTAGTCCCCGACCTTCGCCCGCTCGGAAGCCCGCGCCAAAGCGTCGTCGTACTCCGCCTGCGCGGTGTTGATCCCCAGCGCGTTGAGCCGCGAGTAGTCGCCGTATTTCGCCGCGTCCCCGGCCCAGTTCCGCTCGTCCTCGCGGACCGTCCGCTGGTTCGAGATCTCGTCGAGCCACTGCCCGTAGTCGAACGACCGGTCCGTGTTGTACTGCCCGAGCTTCGTCTTGTAGAGGTCCATGTCGTCGGATCTCAGCGCCCGGAGCGTGTCGACGTCCTGCTGCGCCAGCTTCTGCTGATCGAGCCAGGTCCCGTAGTCGAACGACCGGTCCGCGTTGTACTGCGAGAGCTGATCCTGATATTTCGCGTAGTCGTCGCTCTCCAGCCCTCTCAAAGCGGACAGGTCGCTGAGCTTCATCTGGTATTCCTGCAGATACCGGTTGTACGCGTCCTTGTACAGCTCCGGGATCTTGTCCGCCATCTGCGAGGCGTAATAGTCGCCGGCCTGGGACGCCGCCGTCATCGCCCAGGAGGATGGCATCCCGCCGGTCATCGCCGCCGCCTCCCCCATCGCGTTCGCCGTCGCCCGCTGGCCCTCCCTGGCGTACTGCTTCTGATAGGCCGAGTATACCGGGTCCGTCTTCGGGTCGTACGAGAACTCTCCCCGCCCGAGGATCCCCGCGATCGTGTCCTGGATCTGTGGATCGTACCGGCTCTCGTAGGTTGGCGCCTGCCCTGCGTAGGAGTAGGGCTGCCGGTTCATCTGCGCGTTCAGCGCCTCGTCGATCCGCCCGGCCCAGTTGTCGTCCCACGTCGGAGCGTCCCCGTAGCTGAACTGGTTCGGGCTCATCGGGTTGAGCTTGAAGGATCCGCCGTCCCCGCCGCCCGTGTAGCCGCCGTAGGACGAGCGCACGCTCTCCGCGCCCTGGTTGGCCAGCGCCCGCAGCTCGTCCGTGGTCGCGTTTTTGTAGTCCGTCTTGTAGCTGATCAGGCTCATGCCCGCGTCCGGATTCTGCCGCGCCAGATTCAGATCGGCCTGCGAGAACTGCTCCCCGAGCCCGCTCTCCTCCAGCGCCTTCATGAAATCGTCGTAAGTGTATGTCTTCGCCATCTCTTCCTCCTGTCAGATTTCAGATCCCGAGTAGTTCTCGCGCACCAGCGAGTACAGCCTCCACTCTCCGACCCCCTCGAGCCGGATCCGGAAGTGGTCGCTCCGCCGCGGGATGATCGGCAGATACCAGCTCCGCTTCACCGTGGCGGTCAGCGTCTTCACCGTCTCCCAGCCGCCCTGCGTGTCGGAGGGCGCTCCGGCCCGCCCGGAGTCGAACTTGATCTTCACGATCAGGGAAGCGCCCTCTCCGAGCTCGCCTCTCAGCTGCAGCTTCGCCGTCCCCTTCCGGTTCGGATCGTTCTCGACGAAATCGTTCGTCTCGACGAAGGATTCCATGTCCTCCTCCGCCGCGGCTCCCGTCGGCGCTGCCGCCAGCCCCAGACCGAAGAGCTTCCCGGAAGCCCCGCTCCCGATCTTCGAGGAGAGCATCCAGAGCTCCCCGCCCCAGAACGCGAAGCCTTCCGCGCCGAGCGTGTCCTCCCGGTGCCACATCGCTCGCCTGGAGTCCCAGACGAAATGCTCGTACTCCGCAGGCGTGACCCCCTCGTGCTTCATCACTACATGATATTTCAGCCCGTCCGAGCCGCCCGCTCCGCCGGAGAACCGGTCCGTGCCGAACGCCTTCGAGATGTTCTCGGGCACTCCGCCGGCGTAGGCCACGATCCCCGAGCGCGAGAGATAGTAGAGCGTCTCCCCGGCGATCGCCAGCGTCTTGTGAGATCCTTCCTTTACGCCCATCGTCGCCGATCCCATCAGCTGGAAGTTCGACGGCCGGCTGCCGTACACCTTGTAGATGTGCTCCTCCTTGAAGAAGACCGGATAGCCGAGGTACGAGCAGCACGCCGTGAAGTCCCCGTCCGAACCCGCGTCCACCGCGTAGCTGTCCGTCGATACTCCGTCGAACACGTTCCAGTTCTCCGGATCCCCGAGCTTCGAGGCGTAGATCGTATCCTTTTTGCATCCCCAGCACCGGTTCTCGTTCACGCAGACGAAGTCCAGATCCGGGACCTCCCGCGCCAGCGTCAAGCTAAACGTCCCCGTGATCTCGAACGTGTTCTCGTAGAATCTCAGCTCGTCCCCGTCGATCTCCCGAATGATCGGCGTCTCGTCGATCCCCGTGCCCGTGATGTGGACCGCGTCCCCCACCTTGAAGGAGAGCGACCAGTCCCGCCCCGTGCTTTCGATCGTGTTTTTCTCCGCTTCCTCGCCCGCGTAGGTCCCGTCCTTGATCGTACAGACCGCCGACACCGTGGCCCCGAGGCTTTTCACCGAGTGCGAGCTGTCCGCCACCGTGATCACGATCTTGTCCGGCCACACGAGCAGCCTCCGGCCCATCGCCGCGAACTGCTTCTCGCCCTCCGTCACCGACGTGACCAGGGAAGGGCCCTGCCCGTCCATGCGGTCGTGGTAGAGCGCCGCGCCCTCCACCCACCACAGGCCCTCGAGCGCGTAGATCCCGTGCGGGCTCGTCACCGTCCGGTAGGCGTACCGCCCTGGCCGTGTCCCCATGACGGGATAGTAGTCGGAGACCATGTTCCCCTCGTCCCAGATCGTGCCGTCGCCGGCGCCGATGTTGTGGTCGTACCCGGAAAACACCTCCGTCCTCGCCTTCCGGATCCCGTCGCGATAGGGAAGGGAAGGCAGGTTTGTCAATGCCATCTCGTTCCTCCTGTATGACGAAGCCGCGGCCGACGCTCCCGGCAGTCAGTCGCGGCCCGCTTTAATCTTCGTCCGGAATCGCCTTCGCGTAGATGTCCCCGTCCTCGTCCGTCTCCGCTTCCTTCTTCGCCTTCACGACTGCGTTGTAGACGGACAGGATCATCTCCTGCGCCAGCGTGATCCGCGCCCTGGCCTGGTACCCGCGCACGCTCACGTCCTCGAGCGCGTCCCAGCCCCGCTTCAGCTCTTCGATCAGCTTGTTGTAATCCATGTGGCCCTCCTCAGGTCGAGACGATTCTCGTCCCGTTGTAATAGATCCCGTCCGAGCAGAAGATGTAGCAGTCTGCAGGGACATACTGCGGCGCCCAGTTCGGATCGAATGCGATCGACCCCTGTATACGCACCGGAAGCCCGTTCGCGCCGCCGTCGTTCAATACGATCTGCCGGTCCGCGTGAAGGTACATGAGATCTCCCGCCTCAAGCGACATCGAATCCCCCGCCTCCAGCTTCATCGCACAGTATCCGCCGTCCACCTGCGCCGGCGTCTCGATCACGAAGGCGTACCGGTCCTGGCTCAGCGTGGAAGCCTGCTGATTGTCCCGCGTGTGGATCTGCGCGAACGTGTTTCCATTCGCCGACGTGTACGTCAGATAGCTCACGGAGTCACCCGCCGCGTCCGCCTTCAGCTCGATGTTGTCTCCGTTGATCACCGAAGATCCGGCCGTCTCCAGATCCGTGAACGTCACCGCCCCGTACACTGCCACCTCGTCCGCAATGAGCTGCAGCATGTCCGAGGTCAGAGTCATCGTCGCCGCCGAGGTCCCCGACGCCACCACCCAGTCGATCCGGTCCGCCTTCTGCGATACCAGCGACAGCGCCCCGTTCGGGTCGAAGACCGCCGTGTTGATGGAGCTCACCGTCTGCTCGATCGTCGATCCGCTTCCGTTGAAATCATCCAGCCGCGTCGAGATCGAAGTCGCCGTCTGCTCGATCGTCGAGGAAGACCCGTTAAAGTTGTCGAGCCGCGAAGTGATAGACGTCGCCGTCTGCTCGAGCGTCGAGACGTTCCCCTCGAGGTCCGTCACCACGTTCATGATCGGCCCGCCGATTTCCTCCCCGATCTCCTTGAGCGCCGCCTCGTTGAAGTTCTGCTCCCCGAGATTGAACAGCGTGTACCGCAGCTGCTCGAGCAGCATGTAGAGGTAGTTCGTCACCCGGTTCATCCGCTCCTCGATCGGGATGTTCTGATCGAGGAGCGGGAACCCGGCGTCCGCCGAAAGAAAGCTGCTCGGCATACCTTAACCCTCCGGATCGTCGAGATCCTCTCTCCAGTCCGAAATCGTCGGCACAACGGTCGTCTGCTTTTGCACCTCCGGCAGACCGGCCAGCGCCATCAGGATCGACAGCACCGCGCCCATCAGCCCGGCAGACAGCGCCGCCAGCCAGTTCACGTCCCCGATCACCACGGCACCCGTGCCAATGTGGGCGAGCATCGCCTGCGCGAAGGTCCGCAGCGCGCGGATCCCCGCCGCCCGGATCCATTTCTTCACATCCATCATGTCACGCCTCACTTTCCGTCGTTGCCGGTTCTCTCCAGCATCTTGTAGATGTTCTTGATATCGTTCTCCGCCACCGGGATCCTCTGCGCGAAATTGTTGTGCTCGCGCACCTCGCGCGTCAGCTCGTCGATTTTCGTGTTCACCACCGCCTGGTAGGTGTCGATCTTCGCCTCGAGCTTCTGGTCGCTGATCTCCGTCTGCCGTCTGAGCTCCGTCAGAATGTCGTCGTTGCCCTTTTTCACCGTTGATACGACCGTGATGATCGTGCCGATCAAGGCCACCAGCGCCGCCCCGACCGCTCCGAACGCAGTCCACATGATGTCTCCCCCTCCTTCTTCCGGGCGGACCGTCTCCCCGGCCCGCCCGCTTTTTGCTCCCTTCCGTTGCTGACTTAAAGATTTCTTTAAATCAGCTTATCAATCCGCTGATAAACTTCCAGATCATCGGAGCAAGATACTGCTTCGAATATTCTTCCGTGGGATGTACCCCGTCAGGATTTACATATCCGGAAGGTGTCAGCGTCCACATTGCCTTAAATGTGTCAATGAATGGGCAGAACCCGCTTTCTTCCGTAAGATTCAGAACAGGCAGACAATAGGATTTCGCCACATCGTGAATATATTCGGAATATACTTCCTGTTTGTTCCCTGCCGTATTTGGATATATGTTATACGTTCTGAGCGGAAGGAGGACACAGATTCTCGCTTGAGTGAAATTATTTATCAGATACTGGAAGAAGTAGTCAACAGCGGGTTTGAAATATACGGTTTTATCTGTCTCTCCGCTTTCACCACCGAGCGGAATATTCTGGATATAATCGTTTATCCCGCCGAAGACAACGACAAGATCGTATGTATCTTTATTTGCAATTCCTTCCATACGGGAAATAAAGTCGTTCGCCTGATTATTGTATCTTGCCACAAATCCAGTCGCGTGTTGAGACGAATTCGTAACCTTCGATAGTGTAAACTTTCCTTCGTCAATCAGGTCTGTCACCCACTTCTTGTATTCTCCATATGCGTCAGACGAAATGCTATCACCAAGTACCAAAACCTTCTTGTCTGTATAGTAGTCAACCAATCCACTCGCCTTTTTTACCGTAGATACAATGTCGAAGGAATTAGCATTCCACTTGATTCGATACTTGATGTTATAGGATGTGATGGATCGTTCTGACTTCATGTTGGACAGTCTAACGTAGCGAGTACCCGACGGAAGTGTGACGGTGATCTTTTGAATTGCCGTCGATGCGTTGGTACCACCATAGTCAGCGATGTTACTGCCGTTAATTCCAAGAAGAGGCTGCCTGTCCGTATCATAGAAGCAAAGGCCACCAGTTCCATACGCAAAGCACTTGAGAAACACGTTTCCTGTTGGATATATATCAATAAAATCTGTACATTCCCAAGATGCGCTTGCCGCTGCTTTCCCATTGGCAAGAATTAGATACCCGTCTATCACATCTGCGGAAGTTATCTGCCGTAAATAGGTATCATCGGTGTCGTTTTTATAATCTACTGTGTTTTTATAAAAATTGTGTGGTTGTATTTTGGCACTATTCTTGATACTCACCTCGCATGAAAATCTAATATACGCCGTACCATCCGGAGCAGTAACGATATAGTCTTTAAGTCCGGTACTTCCTGTTGCGTCCGGATCATCGATCCCGCTTATAAACGCATCATTTTCATCGAAAAATCCGATGGACGCTGTCCCATACATATGGGTTGTTATTTTTGCGGTAAATCCATTTGTCGCAGGAAACTTGTTCGAAATCGCAAAATTTTCTGAATCAAGAACGCCTCGTGTAAGGTTTACATAATAACCGCTTTCCATCGTTAGGATAAATGGATTAACGGTAGCTGATAAAACATCAACGCGTTCATTTGTATCCGCTATATCTTCCTTGTTCTGTGCGACAAGAGAACGATATAGATCACAATGACTGTTTGTCCACGTCTGCACATTATCCGTGGTCAGTGTTGTGCCGTCTGTTGGTATAACACACAAACGAATATATTTCGCGTTAACAGGGGCATATTCGTTGGTTCCGAATTCCCCAGTAAAATATTTCCAGTCTCCGCTTGTTTTGTTGATAGAACCATTGGCTGCGACTTTACCAAGATATTCCGTTTCACTATAATAGGCAACAGTAGCGCGGCATCCGTCGTAAAGATAAACATAAGTGCCAACAATGTACGCATTGCTTGGTGAAACAGATCCGTTTCCTCCGCTATTGATTTCACCAGATGCGCTAAATAATCCTTTCGTCCATCCTGTCAAAGTATATTCGTCATATACTGCCGAATATAAAGCATTCTTTAAATCAGCAACCTCCGCACCGACCGTTCCGTCCGCGTAGGTGCCGCTGCCGTCAAACGCCACGTCACCGGCGCCGAGCGTGACCGCGCCGATCTTCCCGGCGACGGAGGTCACCGCCTTGTCGTCGTTGATGACCGTGAAGTTTGCGCTCTTCGGCGTCGTACATCCGGACGTCGAGCAGTTGATCAGCGTTCCGACCTGCGTTCCGCCATTGGACTCAGAGTAGAATCCATACTGTCGGTTGATGGCGATGCAGTTCACGAACAGGCCCTCGATCGTCGCTCCGTTGAGCCGGAAACCTCTGCCGGAACCCTTCCCGACGGAGACGCACCCGTAACAGGCGATCTGCCCTCCGACGCCGCCCTCGGAACCCGCCGGATCGCCCGTGTAGAAGAAGTCGGCTTCGGTGTTGTACCGGGAAAGGACATTGTACGCCGTGCAGTGCGACCCGACCGCCGGAGTCACGCCGCCCCCTCCGTTGTACTCATACAGACCGCCGTACAGCGTGATTTCGCACCGCTCGTGGTCGGAATACCCGTCGTCCACGTTGTCGTGCGCCCAGCAGTCGAACAGGAAGCAGGTGCTCTGTTTGGCGAAAGCGTCACCGGTCTTTTCCCCGTGCGCGTTGAAGCCGTCGCCGGAATTCGCGGTATAGAATACCCGCGCCGCTTCGCACCGGTACAGTTTTGCGCCGCAGTTTCCGTCCCACATAAACGCCGACGCCGCCCGCACATTGACGCAGAAGCAGTCGGTCAGCACCGGCGCGACGATGTCCGTCAGATCGATCCGCTGATACTTGACGCCGATGCCCGTCATTTTGATCGTCATGGAGCGTTTCTTGTTCACGAAGACGGACCCTCCAAACGACGCGCAGATGGGATTCGCCGCGGAAACAGCCTCCGGACGGGAATAATACAGAATATGGTTCGTGCTGTCGTAGAACCATTTGTACCCGGACGCGTTCTCGATTTCCGTCAGCGCGTTTTCAAGCACCGAAGACGTGCATACCGTGATCTTCGTGTCTCCGCACCGCGTCGCCTTGCCGCGCTGGAGGGAGTGGCGCTCTGCCGTGCTGATTTCCGTCGCGGCATCCGGCACGTCGTCCTGGAAGATCCAGATGTTTTTGTCGTCAAATGTGCCGGTGTATTCCGCCGCATAAACCTTTGTGTACCCGGTGACCGCGCTTTCCGTCGTTGCGATAACGGACCTCGGCCCGTATATGACAGGCAGCGCGTCCTTTACCGCCGGAACGATTTCGATGCTGTCCTGCGCATAGGAGAGATCGATGGCCTGATAGTACTTTCCGCCCCCGACAAGGATCTTCGTCGCCCCCGCCTGAAGCGCGCGGTTGAACGTGGCGAACGCCTTCGACAGGGAGAGCCCGCTGTTGTCGTCGTAACCGTCCGTCGCCACATAATAGGACGTCGGCATATTCCCGAGGGCCTTCGGCGTCAGCGTGTACGCCAGCGTGTCCGATCCCTGATAGACGCTGATCCGCATCCATTTTGCGTTTGACGGGATCAGTTTTTTGCCCGTGTATTTCTGCGCTGTGCTGTCATACGTCAGCCAGTTTGCCGATGTAAGGGAACTGTAGATGATTTTGTTGTCGGCGTCGCAGAACATGGAGTCGGTGGATGAGTTGTCTCCGACCGTGTCCATCTCCAGCTCCACGATGCCTCCCGCCGCCCATTCCACGTCCACGGCGGTGTATTTCCCGTTTTCGTTGGACGACAGAACCGGCGTCTGACCGGCCGTCTGGCTGTTGTGCACATACAGGCTCCCGCTCGTCAGCGTGATCGAACTCTCGACCGTTTTGTGACGCAGGACATTCTCCACGCCTCCGAGCGCGTCCCCCACGGCCTTTGCGTCCGCCGCGTCCCCCTGTACGGTCAGCGAGGCGTCAACGTCCGGCACCGCCTTGTGCCCGTAAAACGACGCGCCGGTCGGCGTATAGTCCACGGTGGTCTGGTAGCTCTTGCTGATCGTGATGACCTTGCAGTCCGCCGGAATATCGATCTCCGACGTGTTTCCGGACGTCACTTCGATCCTTCCGGTGATGCCCGTGCAGTAGTTCGGCGACTGCTGGTTGGAGAGATTGCTGTCGTTTTTCAGAAGCCCAATATATGCGCTGTAGGACGAGTTCGCACTCACCGTCAGCTTCGCGTATCCTTTGTCCGTGATGTTTATCTTATAGGACTTCTGTTTGTTGGTGGAGGAATACGTCCATTTCTGCGTTGATCCGATGATCCCGTTGATCACCTCCGCCGTTGTGAAATCCACGGCGACCGTTTCTCCGGCAATCTCATCTATCGCATTCTTTAAATCAGTAACCACCGGCGCGATCTTCTCGGCCACGGCGTCCGTCCCCGTCCAGGCGCCGGCAGCGTGGGCTTCCGTGAACCGGTACAGCGTGCCGTTGTAGATCACATAGTCCCCGGCCTTGTACGCGGTCGAGGAGGAGAACGTCGGCGCCAGGTTGCCCGTCAGCACCGCCTGCGCGGCGGACGTCGCAGAAGCAGCGGACTGCTCGGAGTAGTACTTCGAGTTGTTCGTCGCGGAAGGCGTCCCGCTCGAGCCGCCCGTCGCCCAGGATTCCGCCTTTTCGGCGAAGTACTTCGCGTTGTTCGTCGCGCTCGCCGTTCCGCCGGACCCTCCGGTCGCCCAGGCCTCCGCGTCGGATTCGGATCCGGCCGCCGCCGTCGCCGACGCCGCGGACTGCTCGGAATAATACTTCGCGTTGTTCGTTGCGCTCGCCGTTCCGCCGGTGCCGCCGGTCGCCCAGGTCTCCGCCGTCTGCGCGGACCCGGCCGCCGCCGTCGCCTGCGAGGCCGCCTGATCCTTCCAGTAGGATGCGTTGTCGTGGTACGCCGGATCGTCGGAGCTCACGGCCTCACCGGCCTTCGTCCCCTTCGACCAGGCTTCGGCGCCTTCCTTCTCGTCCTTCGCCCTGTCCTTCCAGTATTTCGCGTTCTCATGGTACGCCGGGTCCGAACTGTCCACGGCCTCCCCGCTCCGGGTTCCGCGGGCCCAGCTCTCCGCGTCTTCCGCGGAGTTCGCCGCCCTCTCCGCCGCCCGGATGGACTCCATCGACACCACCGCCGGCATGTCGTTCCAGTCGCCCGTCACCGGGTTCCGCACCCGGACGACCTTCGATTTGATCTTCGGCATTCTCTCCCCTCCTTATTCAGCGTAGATGGGATACGCCTCGTATTTGTTCACGGCGTCGTCGAACTGCAGCGCGCCGTCCAGCGTAATCACCACGTCTGACGCCGAGAATACGACATACTGATCACCCGTGTAGTCCGGATTGCTGTTGTATCCCGTCACGATCGCGTATGTGTGTGTAAGACCCTTCATGGCCGTCACGCTCTGCACAATGCTGTTTGCCGTTGTGCCCATTCTGTGGCAGACCACGATGCCCACTACTTTCGACGTGTCGATGCCTGTCAGGGAGACCGTCATGATACTGGTATCCCCGCTGCGCTGGATCCTGGACACCGTCAGCTCGTCGAGATAATCCGTTTTGATCCCCTTCGTCCCGGTCCCCGTCGGCACCGCCACGATTGCCGAGGCGTAGTTCGTCACGTCGTAGGTCCCGTTCTCGCTGATCTGCCTCGAACCGGTTGGCGTGATCCCTACCGGCACCGCCACCTTCACGCTGGCGTAGCTCGTCACGTCGATGTTGTCCCCGTTCGAGGTGATCTCCTTCTTGCCCGAAGGCGTGATCCCCTGCGGCACGTTCACGTTCACCGCCGCGTATTCCGTCACGTCAATGTTCGACCCGTTCGCCGTGATCGACTTCGTCCCCGCCGGCGTGATCCCGACCGGCACCGCCACCTTCACGCTGGCGTAGGTCGTCACGTCGATGTTGTCCCCGTTCGAGGTGATCTCCTTCTTGCCCGAAGGCGTGATCCCGCCGGAGCCCGTCTCGATGGAGTCCACCGCCTGCTTGATCTCGACGGGGAAGGCCAAGAGGCCCGTCCCGCCCGTCTTCAGCCGGATGGAATCGCAGATCAGCTCCAGCCCGTCCTCGAGTAAATCCTGGTCCACCAGTATCTTTGCCATGTCGTCCTCCCATTTATAATGATCCGGCGGCCCAGTCCCCCGAAACCACCTTCAGTACTTTCCCGTTGTCGCTGCCCGAAACTTCCGGCAGCACGTTTTCCGCGTTCGGCAGCTCCGCCGCCGTCCCGAACGCCTCGCCTGCGCAGGCCAGCCGCACCGTCCGCCCGGAGACATAGAGCCCGTCCGGTACCAGCACCACATGGTCCGCCGCCAGAAAATCGTTTTTCGCCGTGTAGTAGGCATAGGATGCCGCGGACGGCCGCATGATCGCCTCGTAGGCCGGGGAGATCTCCTCCTCCGGCTCCTCCGTCACGAGCAGCATCGGCAGGCAGTTGATCCCGTCCTCCCCGAGAAGGCTCAGCGCGAACTCCCGCTCCGTTCCGCGAAACCCGTGCTTCACGGCGATCCCGTAGGCCGAAACGTCCCACGGCGGGAACTCCCGCGCCTGCCCGGGCAGGTATCCGTATCCGTCAAAACCTTTTCCCATCAGAAACTGCCTCCCGCCCATTCCGGAATCGCCGCGACCGCCCACGCGCCGTTCACGACGCGGAGCACCTTTCCGTTGTCAGTGGACGAAACGCTGGGAAGCCCCACCTGGATGCCCACGGCGTCTCCCACGGGCTCCGAGCCGTCCATCAATACGAGCGCCCCGTTCGTGTAGCTGAGCCCGTCCGGGATCGTGAACTGCTCCCCGTCCTCGTCGTTCCGCAACAGCCAGAGGTGCCGGTCAAGCTCCGGCCAGTCGGAGAGATCGTCCGAGATCCAGACGCCGGAGCTTCCGTCCGCGCCGCGCAGGGAAGCGAGCCATTCCTCCTCGCTCCCGCGGTATCCGCGCTTCACCGCCTCCGCGTAGGCCGAGAGGTAGGCGCCCGTCGCCGATACGTTCCGGTCCGCCGGCCTAAATGTCCTGGAGAACCACCGGCAGTACTCGCCCCACGCGTTGTTGAACAGCTTCAGCGTGTTGTTGTATTTGTCGTACTCCCCGTTCGCGAAGTCGATCTTCGCGATCAGCCAGTACTCGTAGATCTTGTCGTGCGGAGGCCGCACCAGCAGCACCGCTTCGGTGCCGTCGAATGTCAGCGTCCAGTCCGCCGTGTCCTCCTCCCGGCCCGTCGCCGGGAACTGCGCGTCGAGGCGGATCTCGCACCCGTCCGCGGAGATCGAGAGGACCCGGTATTGCGCCGTGGCCGAGCTGTTCGCCGCATAGTCGGATCCGGCCCCGGCCACGAGCTTCAAGAGCCCTCCCACGGAGAACTCGTCCGGGATCGGCGCCTTCAGCCGGATGAGATCCGCCTCCGGGAAGCACATCCCCTCCGCCGTCCATTCCGCGGAGAGAACATACGGCCGGAACTCCCGCGCGTCGATCTGCAGCACCTCGGTGCAGACCATGCCGTCGAGCTCCGAGAGCCACCGCGCCTTGTCCTCGTCCGTGAACGCGTTCGGCTTGATCCGGTCCACCTGCGCGATCGCATCCGTCAGTTTCATTTTACCCCTCCATACTCCTTCAGCCGGGCCCCCTCTCGGGAACCCGGCTGTCGGTCTTCTCTTTAGGTGTCGCTGCCCGTGATGAGCTGGGACACCAGTTTGTTGTGCTTGCTTTTGAGCTCCTTGATGAGCGTCACGACCGCGTCGAACTCCGCCTTGGTGGGGGCCGTGGAGGCCGCCGCCGTCGGGTCCGTGCTGGTCGCCGTGTACGTCGAAGCCGTCAGGCCGATGTTGACCTCGGGGACCTTCAGCTCACCGGTCACCTCGAGGTTCGTGAGCTTGGTGTAGTTGGGCATTCCGCCACCCCCTTACTCAGAGATCAGCTGCGTGCCGTCCGTCACGCCGCCGCAGGCAGCGAAGCGGAAATCGTTGAAGCCGGCGATGAAGCGGCTGTAGCCGTGCCAAACATTCGCGTCGTTCCCGTCGTCGATCAGGGACTTGACGTCGAGCCCGGTGCGATCGAACCACATCGCTCCGCCGTAGTCCTGGTTGTACTTGGAATCGATCAGCACCCACGGATGCGTGTTCGCCGTCAGGTTGCCGTTGAGGTAGGGCCAGACGATCACGTTCCAGCGGCCGTAGGTGTAGTTGAAGCCATTGTTGGCCGTGGCGGGATCCTTGTCCGCGCCGATCGCCGCGAACACCGCCTTCTTCAGCGTGTAGTCGTTGGGGATCAGGATCGTGTCGGGCGCGATGTCCAGGATGTTGCCGTTGTCGTCCACGAAATTCTGCATGCGCTCTTCAGCCGCCATCAGCGCGTCGTTGGAGAACGCGTCGGAGAACAGGTTCGTCTGGTTGGAGCCCTTGCCCTTCGGCGCGTGACTCGTGGAGAACAGGCAGACGCCGTCCGCGGACTTGGTGTCGAACTTCTTGCCGTAGAAGGTCACGGTGGTCTGCTTGCGGATCGCCGCGCCGAGCAGAGCGGCCGCGAATTTCTCGCGGGTCCGGTAGTAGCCGGTGATGAACGCCTGGGGCTGCTTTCTCAGATCCATGAGCTTGGAGTCCTCCACCATCTCGCGGGAGATGGAGAAGCTGTTCTTCCAGGTCATGTGCTCGAGGGTCTTGTCGTAGCCCTCCTGCATGCCGTCCACGGGATAGGCGCCGTTCTCGCCCACGGGCTGGAAGCCTTCCATGCTCGTCATGCCGGTGACTTTCTCAGCCCAGTGATCGGACTTCTGCACCGGGAAGATCTCCTTCGCGATGGACTGCTGTTCGAAAGCCTCGCCCTTCTTCTCGATGAACATCCGGATGGGCGCCTGGGACTTGCCGTAAATGGAATCCTGAAGGCCGGAGCCTTCGGTGAAAGTGATGTTAGCCATTCTTCAATCCTCCTTCCTGTCGTCTTTCGATTAAGAGAACCGCACGCGGCACATGTCGCCGGAGCTGGATCCCGCCTTGTAGACGACTTCCGCCACGCCGGACGATTCCGTCGCCGTCACCTGCAAGCCGGAGCTGGCGTGCAGCGTCACCTTTTCGCCGAGTTCGACGCCGCTCGCGGACGCTGAAAACGTGGTCTCGAAGATCATGTCCGGATCGATGCGGAACACGGGAATGATGTCGCCGGCCGTGCAGGCGGCGGTCTTTTCCACCATCGAAATGTAGGTGGGCTTGGTGGTCCCGGTAGCGATCGCCAGATTGCCGGAAGACTGCGTGAGCGCCATGCCGACCTTCGGCGTGATCGCTCCGCAGGGAAGGTATTCAATGGACGGCACGCGGCCGTCGTCGGTGCTGTGAAGCATGAAAGCCATTTTGCTTTACCTCCTGATTTGATTATTTCTTTGCGTATTTCGCCCAGTGGCGGCGGATCTCCTCGTCCGAGGCGTCCGGGTTGAACGCCCTGTACTGCGCGACCACGTCGGACGGGACCGTCACGGAACCCGCTCCCCTGGTGGTCGTCCGGTCGAGATGGGACTTCGACGCCACCTGGTTCAGAGCGGCCTGCTTGGCCTGCTCCCGGGTCTGCGCCGTCGCCTTGTCGAGATTCACGAGCCGGAAGGCGTCGATCAGCGTGTTCCCGCGCTTCACGAGCTCGTAGAACCGCTGGTAGTTCTCCATTTTCGGAAGGTCCTCGAGGGACTTGATCGACGGGTCGAGCTCCCGGATCTCTCCGATCTGCCGCTCGATCTCCGCCTGCGCCCTCTCCGCCTGGACGGCCTTCTGCGCGGCTTCCGCCTGCTCTGCCTTCGCCCGGGCTTCCTTCACTTCCGGCAGGTCGTTGATGAACTGTTCGAACTCCGCGTCGTTGAGTCCCGCCTTTTTCGCGAACCTCGCCTTCTTCTCGATCTCGAACCGCTGCTTGTACTCGTCGAGCCCCGCTTTGTCCACGATTGGCTGCTTCGTGTAAGGGTTGATCAGTCCGAGCGCCTTGATGGATTCCGTCAGCTCCGCCTGCATCTGGGCCCGGGTTTCCTCCCTGGCCTTCTGCACCGCGAGATCCCGCTCCGCCTCGGCCTTCCTTCTGGCCGCCGCGTATTTGGAATTCTCCTCGGCTGACTGACCGGGCTTCTGTCCGGGCTTGCCTTCTCCGGCTTCCTCTCCGTCTTCCTGCTCGTCCTGTTCGTTTTCTTCTTCGGTCTCTTCCGAGACTTCGCCTTCGTTATCGTCTGCAGATTCATCAGCCCCGGCGGCCGGCTGATCGTTTTCGCCTGCGCCCCCTTCGACCCCGAAGAGCGCGTTGTAATCTACATTGTCACCCATATAGATCTCCTTTGGATTTTTGCGCTGTTCCATGCGTAAGAATTATAATCATCGGGTTTTTACGCGTCCCGCGCGAACCCCCGGCCGCGCCGGCGAAGCGGCCTCACTTGCCGCCCTTGCCGTTTCTCAGGTCGTTGCCGGTCTTCACTTCGCCTTTGCCCTTCTTCTGGCCGCCGGCGTAAGGACCCTTCACGACCTGGGTGCCGGTGTTCTTGATCTTGCCCTTGTAACCCTGATCTGCCATCTCTGCGTCCTCCTTCCTGCGTGATTCTATGATAAGCGGGGAATCCCGTTTATCGGTATATTTGGCGAGCGGTTATCTGCCCATCTGCTGCCGCGCCTGCGCCATCGCGTCACGGGCGGCGTTCTCTCTGGCCTTGCGGTCGATGGCGTCGAGCGCGTCCTGATTCCCTCTCCGCTGCTCCATCGCCGCGCGGGCCGCGTCCTGCCGGGCCGCCTGTTCCGCCTGCATCGCCGCCTGCTGCTGCATCTGCATCTGCTGGGCCTGCATCGCCTGCTGGCGCGCCAGCTGCTCCTCGAGATACATCCGCGTCTGTCCGGCGTCCGGATAGTGTAAAAGCTCCATCTTGCGCCAGAACAGGATCAGCGTCGAAAGATCCTGCGGGTTCCCGAAGGCGCCGGACTGGAAGTTCAGCCGCGTCTCCTGCCACATCGCGTCCCGGTTCTGCGCCAGAGGCGTCGAGGGGTCAACCGAGAAGAGGAACGCGTCGTTCCAGTACCATTCGCCGTCCTCGTCCTGTTCGAGGAAGTCGTACCGATTGAACTCTTCGTACCGGACCTGCCCGTTCGGGTCCTCCCGCCGGATCGGGATCGGCTCGTCCGTGTAGGCGAGCCGGAACTTGAACATCGCCTCGAACAGCGCCGCCCAGGCAGCGTCCCGCATCGTGCGCTTCGATTCGAGCCGCCCGGCCGTCTGGGCCGCCGCGAACTGCTTCGCCTTGCCTGTCGTCGCCGTCGTGTCCTTCCGGCCCTGGAACGAGTCCGTGATGCCGATCACCTGCCGGGCCTCCTCGTAGATCTGACCGAGATAGGCCATGTCCTGCTGGATGTTGCCCTCGAGATCCTTGATGGAGATCATCGCCGCGTCCGCCGCGTTCCCCACCCGGATCACCTTGCCCTGCTCCGTGTCCACCTTGATGCTCGGATCCTCCGGCAGGATCAGATACCCACCTGATTGCACGAGCTTGTCAATGATCTCCTGCTCGATCCGGTTCGTGGTATTCTGCTGATCGCGGATCGCGTCCAGATCGGACGACCCCATCAGCTGCCCGTACACCGAGACGTTTTTCTGTAAGATCACAGGGAAAAGGTCCGGCTTGTAGTACGGGATCTCCGTCGGCCGCATCTCCTGCCGCGGAAGGGCGGGGAACATCCCGCCTGCGAGCTGCCCGAGCACCGGATTCCCGGCCTCCGCCATCTCCTCCGCCGGGATCACCGCCGGCGACACCCCGGGGATCGGCGGCTTCCCGAATCCCCGCTCGATCGGCTGGGCGACTTCCTCCACCTCCAGCGCCTCGGACTTGATCTTCCGGCTCCCGCAGTCCCGGCAGACCTTGTGCCCGTCCTCCCAGGCGATTTCCGTCGACCCGCATTCTTCGCAGGTGTCCATCCGCCGCGCCTGGTAGTCGTCGAGGTCCTCCAGCTCCACGTTGTTGACCCAGACGTATTTGCCGATGCCGCCGGCGTCGTTGCGGTAGTACGCCGCGTACTCCGTCACCAGATCTTCCGCGGCGTGCTCACCGACGCCCTTGGCCTCCGGCTCGCTCTCGCTCTCCTCGTCCACGTCCACGCCGTACTTGCGCCGGATGTACTCCTTCGTCTGCGGCAGTCTGAGGATCACCCAGTCCATGTCCTCGATGCCGGTGAAAATGCCCGGCTGCGGCAGCAGCTGCTTCGGATGCACCGCCGAGACCCAGAGCTCGCCGACCGAATAATGCGTCCGGAGCGTGTTGTCCCACTCCAGCAGAAACGCCGCGCCGCCCTGGATCGGGACGGTCCGCGACATCATGTCGTTGATCTCCTCCATCGGCAGCCGGTCCAGCTCGTTCCGGATCATGTCCTCCACGATCTTCGCGAGCGGCTGGTCCTGCTCCCTGCGCGCCGTCACCTTCGGCTGCGGGATCGAGGAGTCCACCTGGCTCTCGATCAGCTCCATGCACAGGTTCCGGACGTGGACGGTCTCACCGTCCCGGTCGTCCCGCGTCAGGCCCATCGTGTCCCGGCGGCCTTTGTACATCCGCTCCCGCTCGTCCATGCGCCCGACCTCGTCCGCGAATTCGGATTCCGCCCGCGCGAGCCGGCCCTTCCACATCTCGAGCTTTGCTTTATCCGCCATCTGGGTCCGCCCCTTCCTTTTCCTGATTTTTTACGAGATCCTCGCGGACCCCCGAGACCGGTCTTCGACCGGCTCGCCTTATTTTGGCCTTCCCCATTTTTCGAGCATGTATGCTCGCTCCGCCGGAGAGGCCCGCCTGTAGTCCTCTTTCATCGACTGCGACCACTCCACCGCCGGCGCCTGCTCCGGCTCCGCGAGATACGACTGGAACGGCCGCACATGATGCGCGATCGCCAGACTCATCACGCAGTCGTCGTGCGCCCCGAGCTCCGCCTCCGGTCGGTAGTCCTCGTTGCGGACGAACGTCAGCATCTCGCCGAGCGTGTCCGCGTCCGAGATCATGTTGATGTCGTCCCGCGCCGCCTTGATCAGCTCCGCGATGATCACCGGCCGCGACTTCAAGTCGGTCCGGAAACCGAAAGCCCGTCTGGGCTGATGCGTGTAGTCGTCCAGCGTCTCCCGGACGTACTGGTTCCGGTACCGCAGGCGCTCCAGCTCCATCACCGGATACGTCGAAAGATTCGTCTCGACGGCGATCAGCGCCGTGTTGTACCACATCCCCAGCGCGTAGAGCTGGTGCGCGAACAGATCCTCGTCCGCGTGCATCCGCATGACGCAGACCTGCTCGCCGGTCCGGTTGTCCAGCACCTGGGCGACGAACCAGTCGCTTCCGTCCCCCGCCGTGTCCGCGCCGATCACATACGGCACGCCCTTCTCCGGCGGTTTGTAGACCTTCACGAACCCGTCCTTCGCGTCCTCGAAGCGGATGCCGTCGATCCGCAGGCCGTCGTAGTCGAACGCGAAGATCCCTCTCCGCACCGGCTGGATGTTCTCGAGCAGCCTGGCCGTCACCGCCTGCCCGTCGAACACCGTCTTCCCGGTCACGCCCCACATCCCGAGGCAGTAGACCTGGTAGTAGTACTCGTCGATGTCTTTGAAGGACTCGAGCACCCGGATGGCCTCCTCGTCGAGGAAGCGGTTGTCCTTGTAGGTCGACTCGTGGATCCGCGCCCGGTCGTCGTGCCGGTCGAAGAACCGCGCCTTCAGCCAGTGCGTGACGCTCACCGGGTTGAACGTGATGATGATCTGCTTGTAGAACTTCGTCTCGCCGCGGAGTCGGATGTCCAGCTGGTTGAAATCGGATTCGAGCAGCTCCGACGCCTCTTCGATCCACTCGCCCGTGATGGCGTAGATCGACTTCAGCTTCTCCACGTCGTCGAGCCCCGAGAACAGGATCTCGCTCCCGTTCGGGAACGTGATCACCATGTCCGTCCGGTTGATCTTGACCTTCATGCCCGGATAGTACTCCGCGATCTGGTTCACAAGCTGGTTGAAGCAGCTCTGCCGGATCGTCCGCCCGACCTTCCGCACCACCAGCATCCGGTGTCCCGGCTCCGAGGTCACCCTCTCCAGGATCTTCTGTCCGGCGAGAATGGATTTGCCGGAGCCGCCCCCGCCCTTCAGAACGAGGTACCGGTGATGGTCCCACAAGAGGTCCCAGAACGCCGGATTCACGCGCGCCTTCAGATCCCGGTACCAACCGGCCAGATCGAGCGCCGCTGCCAGCTTACCCGTCATCTTCGCCGCCGTCGCCATTGTCTTCCGTCTCCGTGATCTCTGCCGCGGCTTCCCGGATCAGCGCGAACTTCTCGTCCAGCGTCAGATTCTGCGCCACCACCTTCCGGGTCTCCTCCCCGAGCTCCACGCGCTGGGAATGCTCGTGCTTCTCGCTCCAGCCGTAGTTGTTCTGGAGGTTGAAGATGATCCCCTGCAGGCTCTTCTCCCTGGTCAGCAGCTGCTCCTCGAGATACGCCTCGATCCTGAGGCGCACGTCCTCGCAGATCCGCGAGTGGGCGGAAGGCTTTCTCTCGCTCCCGCCGTTCCGGAGCGGATCCGCGTAGTTCTGCCAGGTTTTCCGGTCGATCCCCAGCTGCAGACACAGCCCGGAGATCGTCGGAGGAACGGCGTAAGCCCTCCGCAGGATCGGCTCTCCGTCCAGGTTCAGCGCGTGCTCATCCAGCGTTTCCATCGTGATGGACCGGAACCAGGCCTCCACAGCCTCTTCAAATTCCCGCGCGCTGTACTTCTTCGGCCGTCCCCGCTTCGCCATGAAGGCCACCTCCCGCCGGTCTGCCCGTAAACAGAGCCTTGTTTTTATATCAGTTTGGGCAGACCCCGAGGTTGCCCAAGGGCCAACCTCGTTTCGTGCCGCTTAATTGTATCGCGCGCACGCACGCACCCGCGCCCGCGCTTGCCGTGGGGAATAATTCCGGTTTGTACCCTCCCCGGTCTCGCGTGCGCGCTCGGTCAGGGCGGGATCTGACGCCCCACCGGGCCGTCATTCAATACCCGCCCGTCTCAGCCCGGCGGCCTTCTCCCGTTTCGGGCTGAGACCCCGCCGCGCATACCGCCGGCCCGCCGCACATGCTTTTCCGTTTGTCATATAATAGCACAAAATATATTCGCACTACTGAAGTGTTTCTCCTACGCGAAAATGCAGAACAAAATTTCGTTCTTCCGCGTCGAAAAACAAAAAGAAAAGGGCTGACCACCAGCCCTTTTCTCATTCCCTGTACGCCCACCACATCGACCTCGCCCGCGCCAGCCAGGTGTACACCTGCCTCTCCGACACCCAGCACTCAGCCGCCACCCGCCTCACGCGGAACGTCACCTCCAGCTTTCTGAGCGGCCGGTGCGGCTCCTCCATGTAGACCTCCCGCACCGCCTTCGCGATCTCCGCTGCCGCATTGTTCTCCCGGCCGCGGAGCTTTTCTTTTTCAAGCATGACGAAAACGGCAGCGCAGGCCATGAGATCCTCCGCGCCCTTCACCGTCCGTATCTCCTCTGCTGCCGGACACCCGGCCCGCGCCCATCGTCTGAACGCGTTGGTCGCCCGGTCACGGTCTCGCTTGCTTCCCGGCATGGACCGACCTCCTCTCTCTCCTGGCGTATTCCGCCAAATCCGGCGAGTCCGGACGATACAGGACAAACGACATCTCCCACGCGTGCGTCACCGGATTCAGCCTCACATCCGGAAATTCACTCAGCCAGTACCCCGGATACCGGTCCGCGAACAGCTTGTGCGGATTCCCCGCATCCGCGATCTCCTCGCAGGCCGCCTTCGAATACCGCGTCAGGTTCGTCCGCTCCACCGGCTTCTTCAGGTTCCGGGATCCCGACCACCGCCGCTCCCCCTTCGCTCTGGCGTGTCCCTCTCCGGCCTTGCCGTCGTCCTTCTGCCCGGCCATGTAGTCGACGAGATCCGCGATCCCGTTCTCGTCAAATTCGAGCCGGTCGCAGTTTGCCCGCCCGTGACCCCAGCAGTCCTCGAGAGCCTCGCGTCCGATCCCGCCGGAGATCAGCATGTGCACATGGGGCCGCCCCTTCCCGGACCAGCCCCGCACGATGATATATTTGAGCTCGGCGCCCGCCTTCCTGTACTTCCGTCTCAGCCTGGCCACCGCGTTCCGGATGTCCCGCTCGAATCCCTCCGCGTCCTCTGGCAGCTCCTCGTCGGAGTAGGTCAGATGCAGAGCGTAATCCCCGCGGTGGAAGTTTGCCAGCGCCGTCGTTACCAGCCGGATCCTCGCCGCCCGGTCGTTCAACTTCTGCTGGGTCTCCGATGTCTCGCGGAATCTTCCGCGCCTCTTCCCGGCCGGCCTCCAGGTCGGGTGCACTTCTCCGTACATCCAGTCCCCGCAGATCGTGATCCGCTCCCTGTATCTGCACTGCATCTCCGACGTGACCTCCCTCGACGTGTTTCTTCCGGATCCGACGCGCTCCGATTGTTAAGCCTGCTTACAAGGCCCGGCCGGGCAGCTTGCGCATAGCTGCCCGGCATCATGGATTGCGGACCGTCAGAACGGCATCTCCTCGTCCAGGTCCTACGTTCCTTCCTTTATATCCTCCCGCGCGCCAGGCGTGGCGTACATCCCCGGCGCCGGCTTCTGCACCGGCACAGGCTCCGACTGCTGCTCCGGCGGCGGCATTTCGGACTTCGAATCCACGAAGTACACCTCGGTCGCCACGATCACCACCGCCGTCCGCTTCTGGCCCGTGGCCTTGTCCACCCACCGATCCGTCCGGAGCCGCCCGTCAACCATGATCGACGATCCCTTCCGATAATAGCGGCAGATGTGCTCGGCCCTGTCCTTCCAGGCCTCGACCGAGAAGAAGTCCGCCTCCGTGTTGTCCCGCCCCGGTTTGTTGTACGCGATCGTGATCCGGCAGACGGACAGGCCGCTCGGCGTCACCGTCAGCTTCGGATCCTCCACCAGCCGCCCCGCGAGCGAGACGTGGTTGTAGTTCAGATTGGCCATCGCTTATCACCCCTTCCTGTATAGGTTCAGATCTCTCAATTCCTCGACCGTCGCTTCCCGCACCCTCTCCGGCGCGCAGACCATCCGGCTCCCGGCCCGGTTCATGTCCGCGAGCTCGAGCGAGTACCGCTCCGGCTCGACCCCGCGCGCCACGTCCTCCCGCAGCGCGAAGGTCTTGAGGATCGCCGTGATCCTGGAGTACAGCATCGGCCCGGCCGTCGGGCTGTCGTAGATGATCGGCACGTTGCGCCGCGCCGCCGTCAAAGCCTCCTCAATCGTCATCCGTTCCTCCTTCCTCCGGCTTCACCGGCACGATCGTCACGCAGATCCACGGCTCCCCGGTATTGCGCTCCAGCTCCGCCGCGATCCGTTCCTTCTCTCCGATCAACTCGTCCTCGAGGCAGTCCGTCCGCTGGCAGATCCGCCCGCCGTCCTCCTCGTTCGCGCGCCGGAACATCAGGATCCATCTCATGTCTTCCTCCCCCTGATGATCCGCGCCGCCTGCGTCTCCTCCAGGATCCGCCGGAACGCCTCGGGAGCTTCCCGGACCGCCGGCTGCTCCTCCGCCCGGAACGGTCTGGCCACGGTGCCCGCTCCGTCCTCGTCCCTTTCCTGCTCGGATGCCGGCGTGAGATCTACGCCATACTCCTCCCGGAGCCGTCTCAGCCTTCCGTCCTGCTCAGCAGTCCGCGCCCGGTCCTGCCCGCCGATGAACCGCTCCACCCAGCCCGACGCGAAGTCCGCCAGCGGCAGGGTGTAATCCCGCTCGATCTTCGAGATCGGGAAGCGCCGCCGTCCGGACGGATAACGCATGTCGAGCAGCGTGAGCGTGCCCGCCGCGATCCATACCCGGACGGCCCGCCTTCCCAGATAGGCGTACCAGGCGGTCCGGGCGTCCGCGTGGAGCCGGTCGTCGCCGAGGAAGATCTTGTCCGGAACTCTGGCCTCCGCCCGCTCCCAGACCGGCCCCGGCTCGATCCCGCCGAACTCCATGCGCCGGGTGAGCGCGTACTCCGCGTCGTTGACGATCTCCTCGAAGCGCATCAGCTCGTCCGCCTCGTGCCGTCCTTTCCGGTCCTTGACGTAGATCCGGTCCGCCGCCTTGTCGTTCAGCTCGCGGGAGCAGGCCTGCGCCTGCCCGTCGAAGTACGCTTTCAGCCCCGCCCGCCGGAACCATGGGAAGTGGTCCAGCAGCAAAAGCGCGGCCTCGGACTGTATGGCCTCCAGCGCCCTGTACCCGTAGTGCTTTGTGACCTGCTCCGTCCGCTCGTCCCGCAGGTTTTCGATTGCCCGGCATTTCATCGTCTACTCCCCCGCACGATCCGGGAGGCCGTCGACCGCGAGACACCCAGCTCCTTCGAGATCTGCGTGTAGTTCGCGCCCTCCCGCGCCATCCGGATGACTTCCGCCTTCGTCTCGTCCGGGATCGACTGCCGCCTCCGGAGCTCGTCCGGGATCCGCCCCTCGGCCCGCATGACGCTGATCCTCCCGCCCACGGTGACCCTCGCCATCCCCATCTCCTTCGCGATGCCGGCGAGAGACATTCCCGCCGCGTATAGCTCGAGGATGCGCTTGTTCGACTCCATCGTTCCCTCGTGGTGACCGAACTGATTGAACTTCACCGCCGGCCTGCTGCTCTTCGGCTTCTTCTCGCGTTCCTTCGTCTTCGGCGGCCATTTGACCTTCTCAGCCGCCTTCCCGAAAGGGAAACCTGTGTATCTCTGCGCGATCTCGACCTCGTCCGGCGCCGTCCGCGTTATCGTCCCGCCGGCCTGGACGGAGATCCCGACGTATTCCACGTCCCTCTCCGCGAGGCGGTTCCGAACGCTCCCGTCCGGACCGATCACACCCTGCCTCCGCATCAGCCAGGTCAATACCTCGGAAAAGGTCCCGCTCGTCCGCTGCGTCAGGTGTCCCGGCGTGGAGTCCACCCCCACCCAGAGCCGCGGAAACTCCTCTGACCGCGCCATCCAGTATCCCGCGGGCCGTCCGCGTTCGAAGATCCCGCGCAATCCTTCCCGGTCCGTCGTCCTGATCTCCGTCATGATACCCGCTCCCTTCTGATCTCGTCCTTGATCTTCTTCGGGATCTCCTCGGTCGCCGGACCCATCCAGATGCACCGGGCTTCCGCCCATCCGAGCTTCTTCGCCACCAGCTTCGCCAACTTCCGCGCGCAGTTCTCGGCGTCCCCCGGCCTCGTCTCGTGCCGCACCACGGCGACCTCTTCCCCCGGCGCGCTGAACAGAAACTTGTATCCAACCTTCTCAACCAACATAATCTGCTCCTTTCACAGCATTGCTTCCCGGCGGCTCCGGGAGCGGCATCCAATGAGTAACAGGAAACGACCGTGACGTCTTCAACGGCTCTCCCGTAGGCCAACACCAATTGCCACCATCAAAGTACAAAACCCGTTGTTCACCGCATATATCGACGGTCAGAACAGATTGACCTTCTCCGTATTCAGCTTCCGGCAGCCGCTCCGTCACCGGGATCCACCTCTGCTTCGGCTCCACGTCGGCGGCGGGAGCGTCATACAGAATCTGCATCAAACTATTCCAACCTTTGGCATATCCTTTGTTCACGAATATATCAGGGTTACAACTCTGCACCCCTAACGCATCAAAATCAATGTACTTCGGCATCGTCTTCTCCTTCCGGCGGCTCAGGGAGTGTAATCGCTCGCCAATAGTCCGCATCCTTCGCGTCAATTCCTTCTGTCGCATCAGTCCACGTCCTGAAATACGCATCCCTGTATTTGCCGCCACGTCCGAAGCATCCAGCGAACACTATATCGTGGCTGATCCACTCAACATTTCTGATTTCCGCGCCAACCTCGCATTCCGGCAGCCGCTCCGTCACTAGGATCCAACGCGCCGCGGCTTCTCTGTAATAGTCACAACCATCCAGCTGAAAACAGCTTGCGTCCTGACACTCTTCCCGCCTCCAAAGGGAGCAGACCTCTTCGTGGATGCAGGTTTTACAGCTTGTTTCCATCGTCAACCCCCTTGTCCATCTTAGCGCCGCAGTTCGGGCAGTAGTGCATGACGCTCACAAAATCCTTCATGCTCCATTCGGATAAGACATAATCTTCTCCGCACACCGAGCATTCCGCGCACATCTCTTCGCTCCACCCGATGTCTTCCATGGTTTCCTCCCACCGCCCATGTCTCACCGGCTCCACGTCGGCTGCGGGGATGTCGAGAACCGCCTGCCTAATCGAAAGCACATTCGGATTATTTTCCATGCCAATCTGCTTGATCCGTTTATATATTGCTATCATTGCGTCGTATTGCTTGATATACTCGTCAGGCATCGACTTCCTCCTTCGACTTGATCGGATAGTCTAGATACGGAGGGAAGTCCTTGACTTCCTCCTTCGGCGGTTCCGGGAGCGGCATCCAATGGGTTACGGGATACGTGATCTTGTCGTCAAGGCCCCCGGAATCATCATACCAAACGCCGCTCTGGAGACATCCTGTTATCACATACCAATGCTCCTCAAAACCTCTGAACGCAATGAGTACCCAAGTGCAGTCCTCCGGCAACCTCTCCGCAACCGGGATCCACTTCGGTTTAATCTCATCAACCGTTTCACGGATAACCCGACAAAACTTCGGTCAACTGTGCTTTTCTTTGTCGTATTCATTGCAGTTTTCGCACGACTCATCCCACGGCACCGCCTTTCTCTGTTCGTCGGTCGGGCGGGAAGTCCAACAGCGTTTCCGCTTCCATTCCACGGCGTGCATGTCCACACCCCGCCCAAAATCTCCGAAATAACCGTTACCATCTGAAACCAGCGGACCGATGTAATCCCGCGAATCGTCCGCATGCTCCTCGAACCACACGACCGCCCCTTCCGGCATGGCGATAATCTCGTCCCGCGTCATCACCCGCGCCTCCTGCTCCTTCAGCAGGGCGAGAGCGTCTGCAATGAGCATTTGTTCGCACGGTGCTTCTCCAACATAAGGACATTCACCACATGACTTTCCGATACTCAGCTCTTTCAAATGTACATTCAGCCCCTTCATCACCTTTTCCCGTTCAGGCATCCCCGTCACCTCCTCGGCGAAAATTCGCCGAAATACTTTTCCTCCGCGCTCACCCGAGCGGCAACAGCATCGGCAAGGTTTTGAAATCTGCCGAGATAATGCTTTTCACCATCGGCAGTAATTTCGGAAAACCACATTCCGCCTCGCTTGTCTTTGTATACTCCCGTATATCCGGTCGTGTTGTCGCTTCGGATACTTGCGTTCTTCGCGTTATCCTTCTGCCTGCAAATACGGAGATTTGACCGTCTGTTGTTCAGCTTGTTCCGGTCTATGTGGTCCACGCAGAACCCTTTTTCGTAATCACCGAGAATGATTTTGTGCAATAAAGGCGACGTTCCGTCCTGATAAATATTCGTCTGTAAATAACCCTGTGCGTTGACGTGCCACGATTTATCCGAAACCTTGTCCAGATCACGCGCGTCGATGTAGAAATCAACCCCCTGCGCGGTTCTTCCTACGGCAACATCCCCGGCAATCGTGAACGGCGTCGCTCTGCGGTTTGCCTCTCCCGCGCGTTCTTTTTGCAGGCATCCGCATGATTGACTTGCGCCGCTTATCATATGATCTGCCCGGATGACGGTTTCGTTTCCGCAGTCGCATTTACACCGAAGGAAAACGCCTTTCCTGCTTTTGCTTTCTATCTCATACGGAACCAGTCTGCCGAACCGTTGCCCGAACAATTCTTCATATCTGCTCATCGTGTCCCCTCCTTGAAGGTGCTGAAATAGACGTGATCGATCTCGTAAAGTGGCTGTGCCCACCACGGAAACCCGTAAAGCTGGAAGAAATAGCACCCATATACAGGGCCGTTTATAAAGCGTTTCATGCACAGCGTCTCAATCTCTTGCAGAACGGTATAATCATAGTCCCAGTCCCAAACATAGCCGTATGTCGTATAGACAAGCGCGCCGTTTTCAGCCGTTGCGGACAGCGTTTCAAAGATCGTCCTGCCGAAATATCCGCTTTCCCATAGGTTGAGAATGGAATCAATCCCGGCGTTCATGCACTCAGGCTCAGTCCCGTTGAATTCGAGGTACACGATCCGGGCGAACAAATCCATCTCCCACGCCTCCATCCGGTGTCCGTCCCATCCGACGATGGAGCTGTTCACGTTCCAGTCCGGGCATCCGATGTCCCGCTTCGGCGTGTCGCTGTACACCAGCACCGCGTCCTCCGGGTTCCACCACGCGGGCAGAACCGGATCGTCCTCGCAGACCACCCACAGCGACCGCGCCGCCTGTGCTTCCTCCGGTGCGGCGTATCGCTGCACCGTGACCGCCCGTCCCACGCCTTCAGCGGGCAGATCAACCGCCATCGCCGTGTCAGCGTTCCGGGACTCCCGGATCAGATTGCACCACTCGCAGATCTGATAGATTCCGGCGGCGATGACCGCCCCCAGCAGCAGCACGAACAGCGCGCCGCACACCACCATGCCCGCTTCACCGATCAGGCGGGCCGCTCTTGAAAACCAGTTTTTCATGTCCTGTCCTCCATCATTTCATATCTGTGATCGGCTCGTCCTCCACCAGCCGCGCTGGCTGCGTGAGCTGGGAAACCGATACGTCCCACCATAAAGCCAGAGCCTCGAGATCCCCGACCGTGAACTTCGTCGGGTCGTCGATCCGGCGCCGCAGCGTCGCGATGTCCATCCCGAGCACCTCGGCCAGCTTGTTCCGGCTGTCCCGGTTCCGGAGCATCAAGAGCTCCAGGTTCTCGCGCAGAGCCGTCGCGGCAGGGAAGGCCTCCCGCACCGTTTTCCGCGCCGCCTTCCTCGTTGCCGTCATGCCATCTCCGCCTTTCTGTCGTAGACCAGGCTGCCGTCCACCCACGCGGAGAGGATGATCTTGCGCCCCCACGCCGGCACGAACGCAACCCGGAATTTCACGCCCCGCGAGAAGAGGAGCTCGGAAAAATCCATCCATTCCTCCTCGTCCGCCTGCCATGCCTGCGGCCCCGCCCGGTTGTAGTCCCGGCAGTACGCCGCCACCTTGTCCTCAAACATCATGTCGCCTCCTGTCGCAGCATGCCGCATTATGTTCTGTCAAATTGAACTTTTTCGACAAAAAAATACACAGGTATGTCGCTCAGCTCGAGTCCCAGGGCTTTCGCCGTCTTCAGGATTTCGCTTTGCTTATAGTCTGTGTGTGAGTTAAGTTTCTCTGATGCCGTTCGTTCGGCCCATCCCATGAATTGGGCATAGTT